CTAGAAGGGCTCTTCGGAGTCGTCTAGCGGGGGCATAGGCGACATAGGCAGCTCTGGCTCTTCGAACGGGTTGTAGGCGTCCTCTTGGGCAATCTCCATCCGCTCCTCCTGCCAGCGCTCCAACTGCTCACTGACGTTTGCGCGGAAGTCTGGCGGCGTCGCGATCTTCCCCTCGTAGATCTTGTCCACGACGCCGCTGATCTCGTCTATCAGGCGATCAACGCCGCGTGACGGCTCCCCTCCAGCCTTCAGCAGGGCAGCCATAGTCGCAAGTTCTTCTAGCTTCTCGTCCAGCGTCTTGGGCGCCGGGAAGAAATGCTCAAGGCACCAAACCACGGCCTCGTTCATCGACATTCCGGCGCGTTCCGCTTTCGCCTTGATGCGGTCCCGCATGCCCGGAGGGAGGCGCAATTGGAACTGCTCGTAGTCCTTCACCTTCGGCTTTTCGGGCAGCACCATTCACAGACCTCTTTCGACCTAGCATGCATGCTAGATTTCGTTTGACTTAGCCACGGGCCTGCGGAATATTCCAGTCATAGCATCAATGCTATGACAATCCGTAGGGATGGTTAGTCAAATGTCAACGCCTGCTCGCCCCCGCCTGCGCCGCTCTGAGGTGCCGAACTACTTGATGGAGAAGCACGGCATCCCGTGCGCATTGAAGACGCTCAACAAGCTTGCCTCGATCGGCGGCGGCCCTGCGATGCAGTATGCCGGCCGCATCCCGCTCTATCGCCCGGAAGACCTTGATGCCTGGGCTGCCGAGCGGCTCAGCAAGCCGGTCCGTTCGACCGCTGAGCGGAGCGCCGCATGAGCGCTGCCGACCTGAAACAGAAAGGTCCGGCGAAGGCGGCAACCTTCCCGGACCGTGGTTCTCACCCCGCGAAGGGATCATCAAACATGAGCAGCAATATCACGGAGCCGGCCGCGCCGGCAATGAAGGACATGATCGAGGCGTTCCGGCTCCTCGAGGGCGCCATGTGCGACACACTGCATATGGCCGACCTCGCGTCCGACGTCGTCTGCGATGCTCTTTCCGACACCGAATTGCACCGGAGCATCACCGGCAAGGAGGACGTCGTCTACATGCCGGCCCTCCGAGTCGACCGCCTGATCTTCGTCACCACGCAGGCATGGGTGATGGTCCGCGATCTACACGCCGCGTACTACGCCGCGCTCCACGGCGAGGTGGCGTCATGACCGAGCCCCTCGTCGACCAGATGGACGGTGGTCTCGATCTCATCCGGGTCAGCCGCATCGCTCTCCTTGCCGAAGGATGGATTGACCAGGACGCGGCAGAGGCGATCGGGCATAGCCTAGACATAGCGCTGAAGATGCTGTCGGCGCCGCGCGAGCACCTGAACCGGGAGCGCGGCGCATGAGCAACGTCATTCCCTTCCCGCAGGTCGATCGGCTCGTGATCGAGACGGGCGTCTCCTCTCGCGACGATGATCCAGATCAGGTCGGCCAGCGTCTCTTCTGGTTGGAATACCAGCCCGCCTCTGGCGGTCATCTCATCGCATGGATGGGAACCAGCTTGGCTGGGGCGCGCCGCGCCGCCGGGGAATGGGCGGCCGACGGCGTCACGATCTCGGACCGGACGGGGATGCCCTGAATGAGCAGCAAGTGGAAGCGAAAGGGCGGTCAGAAGTTTCTCATGATCGACGGCGCGGTCTTCCGATCGGCCGCCTGGAAGGCGCTGCTGCCGGCCGAACGCGTCGCCTACGAAGAACTCAAGTGGCGATACGACGGCACCAACAATGGACGGATCGGGCTCGGCTGTAGGGAGCTGGCCGAATTGCTCCATGCAAAAAGCAAGGACACCGCCAGCCGAGCGCTCGCCGCGTTGCAGGAGAAAGGCTTCGTCGCGAAGGCGAAGCCAAGCGGGTTCACCCTGAAGCATCGCGTCGCAACCGAATGGCGTCTCACCGAGTACCGAGACGACGTCACCGGAGAGCTGCCGACAAGAGAATACGTCCGCTGGAAGCCGCCCCTCGAAAACAAAACACAGTCCGATGGATCGGACGCACGGTCCGATGGATCGGACAGAGGTCGGATTATACCCGGAGCAAATACGGTTCACAGTCCGATGGATCGTACCGTCAGGCCCGTTTCGAGCAAATCACAGTCCGATGCATCGGCCACATATAGATATACCATAGGGGGTGAGACCAATGCGTAGCTCTGACCTTCCGCTCTTTGCCTGGCAGCCGCCTCGCCAGACGATCCCATTTCCGGCCCGATCTCGCATCGGCCACGCCCGGAAGGTCGCTCTGCAGATGGCCAAGGCCCGGACGCAGAATGAAGCGACATGGGCCTATACCCGGGCATGCGACTCGTTCGTTGCCCAAATGCGGAAGGCTGGCATCGCCGAGCATGAGATTGAGCGGCAACTCGCCGACTTCTCCCGAGCCATCTACGGGCAGTGCCTCAGCGAGCACGCGGCCTGGGTGCCCACGCTGCCTGAGCACGCCTCCTACCATCGCAGCCCCGACGGTGCAGCATGACCTCCCAGACAGCAACCCGAGCCTCCGATGGCGGATGGCAGGTTACCAGCGCGGGAGCGGTCCTCGCCGGCCCATTCCCGACCATGGCCGAGGCATGGCGGTGGATCGACCGATACGAGGGCGAGCCGATCACGCCCGTGGGCGTCAACCTCACCGCGCTTCTGCGGCCCCGCACCTCTCTCCCCGATGGTGCAGCATGAACGATCCCCTTTCGCCTGCCGAGTACGATCTGCACTCCGTTTCGACGGTGGAGCGCCAGCTCGCTGAGAGCTTAGCCGACGCAATCGAAGCGGCACGAAACGCAGGGATGCCCGATCCCGCCCTTCGCCAAGCCCTCCTGGACCTCGCCGTTGCGATCTCGAACGACAATCTCGATGCCGCCGTAATGCTCGCGGCCGTCAGGGCTGAGCGCCGCCGGCGGGAGGCAAACCGCCTATGACGGATCGGATCCCCCAGGTTCTCATCGGCCACAAGGAGATTGCCCGCTTCCTCGGCGTCTCTCCTCGTCAGGTGGCATGGCTGGATGAGAAGAACCGTCTTCCCACGTTCCGGATAGGTCGCCGCTCATGCGCTCGGCCCGACAGCCTGCAGGCTTGGCTGATCGCAGAAGAGGAGAAGGCGCGGCGGCAGAGACGGTAGAATGTTGCCGTGAGAACCCATTGATATTGTTATATTTTCTCCTCCATCGACCATTGACATTCGAGGCTTTGACGCCAAAGTCATCGAAGGTTGGCAATAACGTTACGGGCTGAGGGCCATGGCAGACGGCAAGTTCATCAGCTACCTCCGCGTCTCGACGGAGCGCCAAGGGCGTTCTGGCCTTGGCCTTGAGGCTCAGCGGCAGGCGGTCGCCGAGTATCTCAACGGCGGCAAGTGGACGGTCCTGCAAGAGGTCGTAGAGATCGAGAGCGGCAGCAAGGATGATCGGCCGAAGCTTCTCGAGGCCATGGCTCTGTGCCGGCTCCACGGCGCCACGCTGGTCATCGCGAAGCTCGATCGCCTGTCGCGTGATGCCGCGTTCCTGCTGAGCCTGCAAAAGGCTGGCGTGCGCTTCGTCGCGGCCGATATGCCGGAGGCCAATGAGATGGTGGTCGGCATCATGGCCGTGGTTGCCCAGGCCGAGCGCAAGATGATCAGCCAGAGGACCAAGGCGGCCCTGCAAGCGGCGAAGGCGCGTGGCCAGAAGCTTGGCGGCTTCCGCGGCGCGATGATCACTGACGAGGCGCGCAAGGCCGGCCGAGAGGCTGCTTCAGCGAAGGCACGGGCTCGCGCGGCCGACCTGATGCCGGTGATCGAGGAGATCAGGGCCTGCGGCGTAACCAGCCTCGGCGGGATCGCCGCAGCGCTGAGCAGCAAGGGCATCCCGACGGCCCGCGGCATGAGTGACTGGACAGCCGTCCAGGTATCCCGCGTGCTCGCATCTGCTACGCCATCGAACGCTTAGCACCACTTAGCGACAGTTCGGCCTAACCCCGATTGAACCGGGGGCGATGCGCCGACAACTCTCGCTGCATGACGCAAACAAGCCCCTCGATCGCTCAGCCTTTGCCGACCGGCCGCGCCGCTGTGTCGAACGGTTCGCGCCTGCTTCCGGGCGTGGATGGCCGGAGCGCATCGGCACGCCGCTATCGGGACCTGATGAAGGAGTTCACCGGCGAGCTCGGCGGCGAGGGCATCATGACGGAGCCGATGCGTGCCCTCGTGCGCCAGGCTGCAGCCGTGACGGTGGAAGCCGAGAAGATGCAGGCGGCGATCGTCCGCGGCGACCCGGTGGACACCGAGCAGCTGGTGCGGGTGACGAATACCCTCGCCCGCCTCATGAATCTTCTGAAGACGAAAGCCAAGGCGGCTAAGGCCGGCCAGCGAACGGAGCTGTCCGAATACCTCCGCAACAGGGCGGCCATCGCATGAGGCCGCTGGTTAGCCTCCGAGAGGCCATGGCCGACCCGGCATTGCTCGGCGGCGCCATTCCCGGTGAGTCTTGGTTGCCCTGGCGCACGCTCCTCATCGCCGCGATGGGAGAGCCGCTCACGGATGACGAGCGGACGATCTTCACCGCGTTGACGGGCCGCGATATCGAGCCTCTGGAGCAGGTTGAGGAGCTCTGGTGCATCGTCGGCCGGCGCGGTGGCAAGACGCGGGCCGCGGGCACGCTGGCTGCCTATGTCGCCGGCCTCTGCGACCACAGCGACGCACTGGCGCCCGGTGAGCGTGGCGTGCTTCCGATCATGGCGGCGTCGACCGATCAGGCCACACGGGCATTCCACCATGTCGTCGGCATCCTGAACCATTCCCCGGTGCTGCGGTCGGAGGTGCAGGATCAGCTCTCCGATGTCATCCGCCTCGGAACAGCGATCGATGTGCAGATCCGGCCGGCGAACTTCCGGACCCTGCGCGGCATCACGGCCGTCGGCGCGATCGGTGACGAGGTGGCGTTCTGGTCCATCGAGGGCTCGGTCAATCCCGACAGCGAGATCCTCGACGCCCTTCGCCCCGCGCTGGCGACCACCGGCGGGCCTTTGGTGGTGATCAGCTCTCCCTATGCGAGACGCGGCGAGCTCTGGGCAGCATACAAACGGCACTACGGCCCGAAAGGCGATCCCCGCGTTCTGGTGGCCAAGGGACCGTCGCGAACGTTCAACCCGACGCTGAAGCAATCGGTGGTCGACCGGGCCTATGAGCGCGATGCGGCTGTGGCTTCGGCCGAATATGGCGGCGAGTTCCGCACCGATGTTGAGGCGCTGCTGACCCGCGAGGCGGTCGAGGCCTGCGTTAGCCCGGGCGTCCGGGAGCGGGGGGCTGTGGCGTCGACCAGCTACTTCGCCTTCGTCGACCCTTCGGGCGGCAGCGCTGACAGCTTCACGATGTGCATCGGCCACCGAGATGATCGGGTTGTCGTCATTGACGCCATCCGGGAGCGGAAACCACCGTTCTCACCTGAAGGTGTTGTCGAGGAGTATTGCACGCTCCTCAAGAGCTATCGGGTCAATCGTGTCAGCGGTGATCGTTACGCTGGCGAATGGCCACGCGAGCAATTCCGTAAGCACGACATCCAATACGAGGTCGCGGTCAAGGCAAAGAGCGACCTTTATCGGGATCTGTTGCCCGTCCTGAACTCGCGCAACATCGACCTGCTCGATCATGACCGGCTCGTCACCCAGTTGATCGGTTTGGAGCGGCGCACGGCGCGCGGTGGCCGCGACAGCATCGACCATGCGCCAGGCGCCCATGACGACATCGCGAACGCGGTCGCCGGCTGCATCCAAGCCAAGCGCTCATTCAATTACGACTGGGTCGCATAAAGGAGCCCCCATGACCGCCACCGCCCTTGCCACGAAGTCGCCGCCAGCCGCCGCACCCGCGAAGGCCGTCTTGCCGCCCGTCCTGTCGCTCGATGATCGGATCCGCGCCGCGCTCACGGACCATGCGGCATCGACCGTGATCGCTGAACTGGCCGCCGAGGTCGATGACGCCGTTGCCGCTGCGGAGAAGCACTATGCGGCAGCGAATGAACGGGCGATCGACCCGACCATTCCGGGCGAGGCCGTCGCCGAAGCGCGGCGTGTGATGGAAGACAACGACTTCATCCGGCAGCGCATGCACGAGGCAGCGCGGCGTCTCAAGGATGAGCTCGACGTCGCGAAGGCGCGGGAGGCCGATGCGGCCCGACAGATCGAGGTCAGCGCCTTCTTCGCCGAGCGCGACCTGCTCATCCGGGATCTCCGCCAGCAATACGAGAACGCCGCCGGCGTCATTCTCAGCCTGCTCCGGCGGCTGCAGCGAAGCGATGCGGAGCTCGCCCGGCTCGGCCTCGGCCTTGATGCCGGCGCCGAGACAGGGGCGCGTGGCGTTCCGGCGCACTTCCACACGGCGAATGGACCTGTGTCGCGCCTCTATGACGCCCGTCTGCCTCAGTTCTACGGCCACGGCTACCTCTGGCCGCGATGACATCACCGATCCGCGCCGGCGAGCGCGGTGAAGACGGGAGCGGGGCTCGGCGACGCGGGAACCGCTCCCTTCCAAATCCCAACCCAAGGAGATCGCGATGGAGCGAAGAGCTAAGTTCTCACGAGATGGCCAGCTGATCGAGGACGACGACGACATCCTGCGGGATGGTCAGACCCTCCGTATCCCAGTGATGCTCCGCGACGGCAGCCCGGCGCCGGCCGGCACGCCTGCCGCCGACACACTGCCGCCCAACGTCACAGTCCTGGCCGACGGCTCGGCCCGGCACACCTTCGACGATGGCTCCGCTGTGCTGATGATGGGCGATGGCAGCCGCCGCTATCTCGACGCGGCCGGCAATCCCGCCAAGTCGTTGACACTGGTTCAGCAGGCACACGCCGAAGGTGCAGCCGGCCGGGCGGGGCTGATCGATCGCCATGCCCATGTCGACGCGGCTCACCGCGCCTATGAGGCGAACCTCAACACCGCCTGGCGCAACGGCGCCTGAACCTCTCATCGAAGGGATCGACCATCATGGCTGAGAAGAAAATCAACGGGCGGACCTTCAAGGTGACGCCGATGCTGGCCTCCGAAGCGCTGGCGATGCAGGCGCGGCTGTTCAAGGCGATCGGACCGGCCATGCCGCGGCTGCCCGCCATTCTCGCTGGGCTCAAAGAAGATAGGCCGGCGGAGGCCCGTACCGCGGCCGAGGTCAGTTCCATCTCTGCCCTGGTCGAGATCCTCGGCGGCGCTCAGCCGGGCGAGACAACGGCGCTGGTCAAGGACATCTGCGAGAAGGCGATGATCCAGAGGCAGGGCGGCAACTTCGAAGATGTCGACCTCGATCATGACTTCACCGGCCACCTTGCCGATATCCCGGCCGTCGTGCTGTTCGTGCTCAAGGAGAACTTCTCCGATTTTTTCGGCGACGTGCTCAAGAGCGTTGGCAACCGGGCGCGGGCGGCGAGCTGAGCGAGGCTGAGCTGCGCCGGGCCGCGCCGACGCTCGATCTCTTCCTGTGGCGGCCGGTGATGGCCGACCCGCCGCTGTGCAGCCCGAGCGACTTGCGGACCTGGGTGACGCTCGGCGACCTGCTCGACATGCACGAGGCCCTCGATCTGAAGGCGTTCGCTGCCGAGAAGGCGGAGCGGGAAAGGGAACAGCGGCGATGACCGTCATCGACGAACTCATTGCGATCCTCGGCTACAAGTTCGAGGGCGAGAAGGACGTCGCCCGCTTCAAGCAGGGCATCGACGGTGCCGAGAAGCGGCTGCGCAGCTTCGCCTCAGCCGTCACTGTCATCGGTGCCGCGATCACCACCGGCGTTGGGGCGATGTTCGCCCGATCGGTCATTCAGGTCGGCTCGCAGTTCGAGAACCTGCAGGTTCGGCTCGAATCTCTGGAAGGATCATCGGACAAGGCCAAGAAGGCGATGGATTGGGTGACGATCTTCGCGCAGAAGACGCCACTCTCACTCAAGGAGACCGCCGACGCCTATGCGATGCTGAAGACCTTCGGCATCGACCCGATGAACGGCTCGCTGCAGGCGGCCGTCGACACAATGGCGAAGAATGGCGGTTCAGCCGATTATCTCCAAGGCGTCATTCTCGGCCTCGGGCAGGCATGGACCAAGGAAAAGCTGCAGGGTGAGGAAGCGCTGCAGCTGATCGAGCGCGGCATTCCCGTCTGGGAACTGCTCTCGGAGGCGACGGGCAAATCCGCTGCCGAGCTGCAGAACCTGTCGCAGAAGGGCAGGCTCGGCCGGAAAGAGATCGCGCTCCTCATCGAGATGATGGAGAAGAAGTCTTTCGGCGCGTCGGAGAAGATGGCGAAGACCTGGTCCGGCGTCACCGGCCGGCTCGGCGACACCTGGACGATGTTCCTGAAGCGGATCGCCGATGCCGGCTTCTTCGACACGGCGAAGCGCCAGGTCGATCGGTTCTCCGACTTTCTCACGGAGCTCGCTGCCGACGGGCGGCTCGAACGCTGGGCGAGGACGCTGTCCGACGCGCTGTCGGCGGCTGCGGACGCTATCAGTCCCATTGCAAAGGGCATTGTGAAGGACGTCGGCACAATCGTCGATGCCTTCAAGAAGATGCCGGAGCTCAAATGGGCAATGTTGGCGCTCGGCGTCTTCATGTTCCCGACTGTTGCGGCCTTCGGGCTTCTCGCGCTGCTCGCCGATGATGTGCTGACCATGATGCGGGGCGGCAAGTCGATCATCGGCGACTTCTCCAGATGGCTGCAGGATCTCACCGGCATCGCCAAGAGCACCGCCGACGCGATCTCGCTGATCGGAGCCGCGATCCTCGCCGCCTTCATCTTCAAGCCGGCGCTGGCGAGGGCAGGGTTGGCTGCAGTCGGCGGCCTTGTCGGACTGGCAAGAGGCATCCTCGGCAGTGCGGCGCCGGCGGCCGCTCCCGCAGCTGCTCCGGCAGTCGCCCCTGCCGCTGCGGAGGCCGGCTTCCTGGCATGGGCCGGACGGGGGCTCGCGCGCTTCCTGGCGCCGATTGGTGTCGCCCTCGGCGTCGCGGAGCTGCTGAAGACCTTCGATCCCAAGGGAAACCTTTGGGGCCTGACGTCGGGCATCGACAAATGGATGAAGAAGAACACAGGCTTTGATCCGTCCAACGTGACCCCGGACGGTTCGCAGCGCGGCACCTTCGGTCAGCGACTCGACGGCGGGCCGAACAAGGTCGATCTCTTCCGCGTCCCGGCCGCTGTCCCTGATGGCGGACGAGACTACACGCTCGGGGCCTTCGGCGGCTTCCGGCAGCCAGGACAGGCACCTGTAGCGGGCGGGTTCAAGGGCGGCGATGTCTGGGTCGACAGGATGAACGCGGCGCTCGCCAAGCTCCCTGCCGTGTTCGAGATGGTGGACAAGATGTCGGGCGCGATGCCCGGATCGACGGCGCCGCAGGTGATGAATGACAATCGCCAGGACAATCGCTCCACGACGGTCAACATCACGCAGAACATCGCGCAGGCCAGCGATGCGCCGCGCGCCGCGGCCGAGGCGACCGGACGCGCTGTTTCCGGGAGAGCCTCTTCGTTGTCGCAGCCGGCCAGAAAGGTCGATCCCGCCACAAATTGGGGAGGACCGCGCTGATGGGCTTCTATGCCAAGGTGATCCGTCGGAGCGGCGGCGGATTGAAGAAGCTCTTCGTGCCGAAGCGGCGGCGGTCCATCGTCAAGGTCGGCTTCCCCGCCGGAGAGGTCAAATCATCGGTCATCATGCGGGCGATCTACAACGAGTTCGGCACGCGCGGATCCGGCAAAGGATTCAAGACGGAGCGAGGCGGCGGGTTCGGCGGACCTATTCCTGAGCGGCCGTTCCTCCGCAACGCCATGCGCGAGAACCGCGATGCCTACCGCGCGGCGATGAGGGCCGCAGCGCGCAGGATCTTCGCCAAGAAGCTGCCCGTAGGCGAGGAACTGCGCCGGCTCGGCGTCAAGGCGCAGGGCGACGTGCAAAAGTCTATCCAGACACTGACTTCGCCCCCGAATAGTCCGCTCACAATCGCATTGAAGGGCTCTGACAAGCCGTTGATCGACACGGGTGAGATGGGGCAGGCAGTCACCTTCAAGGTCGAGGAGTAACCCGCCATGCCCGCCATCATCTTCTCGCGCGCAATCGGCCCCGTTGCCGTTGATGTCGTGCTCTCCGAAGCCCATGAGAGCCGTCTGTCGATCACGAAAAACCCGATCGAGGCAGGCGCCGATGTCGCGGACCACGCCTATGTCGAGCCAAAGCGACTGACGCTCGATTTCGCGGCAGCCGGCGCGGCTCTGACCTATGCAGCGCTGGTCCGCTTCCAGGAGAGCCGCCAGCCCTTCACGGTGGTCTCCGGTCTGTTCATCTACGACAATATGCTGATCGAGGTCCTGACAGCCGACCGCGACCCCGACACCGCATTTATCTTAAAAGGTCGCGCCGTTCTCAGCGAGGCGATCATCGTCGAAACTGCCTATGCGCAGTCCGAAGACACGGGTTCGCAGAAGTCTGGGCAGGCGGGCGGCAAGAAGTCGACCAATGCCGCAAAGCCTTCCTCCGGTCGTTCTGGTGATGCTGTGACTGCTGATCGTGCTTCCGGCACGGTGGCGCGAGGCGACGCGACCTCATCGGCTTCCTCGACTGCGGAAGATCAGTCGGCGCTCTATCGCCTGAAGTACGGATCTTCGGCAGCGAGAGTGGGCAGAGGGGATCTCTGACATGCTGCAAGCCGCTCGTGCCATCGATCGCTTCGCCGTTCCGCTGACGCTCTACCAGACGCAGCCGACGACCTATGTCAACCACAAGCCGGTGACGCATGACCCGATCGAGATTGCGATCCGTGGCGTCATCCAGCCCGCCAAGGGCAACCAGATGCAGGACATGCCGGAAGGCGTCAGGATCGACGCCGGATGGCTGCTGTGGACCCGGGCCGAGGTCGGCGAGGGCGACATCGTCGCTGACGCCGCGGGTCTCCGCTACCGCGCCATGTGGCTTTGTCCGCGCGCGGAAGGCGGGTTCGTGCGGGCGGTGCTGGAGAGGTTTCGATAGGGATCCGGAATGCGGGCCCCATCGCGGACTAGAAAGACCCGCGGGCAGGATGGAAATGCGGCTTTTCCTGCGCCAAGCTACAGCGATGAGAATACCACCCGGCTTCCGTGAACTTTGCTCTGGGCTCCATCAGGATGCCCTCTACCTGGCGCAAGGTAGCGTTGAACGCCTTGCTGCCAATTGCATCAGTTTTGTCCGGCAAGAACACAGGGCTGACCTCCGTGAATTCCTACGCATCGAACTGGCGGTCCGAACAGCGAGCGAGCTGAAGGGAGTTATCAAGCGACAGAAGCCCGACATTTTCTTTTCCTCTTCCGCGGCGAGAACCTTTCTGGAAAATGTCTATCAGCGCCTTGATTAATCAAATATCCGGCCTAGTTCGGCGCGCGATGTACGGCCTGGGCCGAGATGGCCGACGCTTCAATTCGTTGTGCCCGAGCTCGTCAAGGAGCGGCCGGAAAATGCGATTGAGCTCTGGTCCGAAACCATCAAGAAGGTCTCCAATGTCCTCGCCGCGTTTCCCGAGCTCGAGGCGCGCGGCGGAGCGCTCCTGGACCAGTTCGAGGCGCTAGACCTCGCTCGGCTGCGTCTACGCGCCAAGCAGGTCGCCATAGGCCGGATCGCCGCCCATGAGGCTCTTGCCGTGCTTCTGATCGATGCTCTTGGGCCCGAGTTGCCGCAGGTCGATCCTGTCCCGGTCAAGCGGAAGATGACGGTGAAAGAGAAGAAGGCGCGGGAGGCGGCGGCTCGGCGGAGAGCAAGGCGGTCGACGCATTCCGCGCCAGATCCGGCCGCCTCCGCGAATTCAGCCCAGCTTCCGGGCGGGTAACGTGCGAGACAGGCTCAGAGCGACGGATCGAGTCAAATATGTCCAAGTCGTCTGTCATGGAAGTTTGATTCTGGTGCCTCCGCCCGTTCAGCGCATCGAAGATCAGGAACACGCAATGCGGGCGCCTAAGGGCTTCGCCGGTCGTCGGCCACATATCAACCGGCTCGTTTAAGCCAAGGCGCTTCACCTCCGAAAGCCGGTGAAGCTGAGCCTTCCGTTTTGGCATCGATCGTTTTGGGAACGGAACAATCCGCGATAGCTGCGACATTCTGACTCGGAAACGTGATTGGACGATCGAGTCAGCAGCGCGCTATTTGTTGTTCGACGTAGTTGACACGGTAATATTCTGCCTGCCGTGGGTTCGCATCACCAGTTTCGGAGGAACCGCGAACGCATACCTAGGGGTTCACTTGGCAGGCCCCGACTACGTCGCAAAAAACAGCGCCTCCTCCGGGCGCTGTTTTGCTATCCGCGATGGTTCTGAAGGACCGCGCCTCGAACTAGATGGGATCTTGTCTGCCGCTTTCGGCATCGGTGAAACGTCTGGACCCACACCTCGCAGTTGTTCACGATCTTCAATGAAACCGAATATCGATGCGCAAGAGCCGGGCTGAGGTAGTTCACAATCACGAACCTAGGTTTATCTCGCTCCTGGACGATCAGCCCGTTTCTGATGGCGAACGGCATAACCAGCATCTCCAAGCGGGATATCTGAGGGTGATCCCGCTCGATGTGATCTAGCGCGGAAAGCGCCATATAGACGTTGGGTGTGGCGAGGCGCAGCGCATTGCTGACAGCGGGGCGGAATTCCCCGACATGGATAGGGTCACGCAAGCCGCGAGAAAGGGCGTTTATGTCTTCAAGCGTTAGCGACACCAATAACGCACTCAGCCAGGCCGACAAGTTTCAGAAAGCGGCGAGAGAGGCCGAAACAGACGACAGCGCAGAGGCCTTTGACGCTGTTCTGAAGCGGGTAGCAAATGGCAAAGCCGAGAAAAAACGGCCGCCCCTAAGGGCGACCGCCATGACGATTAGGCAGCGCGTTAACGCCGCTTGACCGCCTCGGCACGGCTGCCAGAGTGCTTGTCGCCGCTTTTGATCTCAGAGACGCGGGCGCTGTTCACGTCGAACTGCGCCGCGATCCGGTTCTGTGTCCATCCATCTAGCAGCATGGATTGGATTTTGACTGCGTCATCATATGTGAGCCGCCGAGAAGGGCGCCTCGGGTCTTCGCCGAATAGGTCGCGCAT